AAATGGCAGTAACTTGGACAATCGCAAATATGGAAAGAGACTTAGTGCAGGGAGATAACACAGATATTGTGACTATCTTGCACTGGAGAGCATCTGATGAAGACGCAGATGGTAACACAGGGTCAGCTTATGGCACAGTCGGTGTAACACTTGTAGGTACACCAACACCATATGCAGATATCACAGAGACACAAGCTATTGGATGGGCTAAAGATGCACTTGGTGCAGATGAAGTTACATCAATAGAAGATGGTATAGCTGCTCAGATAGCTGCAAAAGCAAACCCAACAACAGCAAGTGGAGTAACTTGGTAATGGCTGAAAAAACAAACGTAATCACTATTGATGGTAAAGAGTATAATCAAGAAGACTTGTCTCAAGACCAGAACTATTTTATCAATCAGATAAAAGACTTACAAACCAAAGCTGCTAGTCTAAAGTTTCAATTAGACCAAGTGACTGTGGCCCAGAACGCTTTTACAAACTCATTGATACAATCTGTTAAAGGTGAAAAAGAGCCTAAAGAAGAAAAGGCTAGTTAATGTTAGGTGCATCTGCTCTATCTGAATACTCCATTTCGGATCAAGGTATTCTATTAGCAGGTGTGTCCGAAATGAGTGGCATTGCCTCATCTGCAAATGCAGGTGTAGGCATAATGTCTGGCATCTCTTCTATGAGTTCGACTGCCACTCAAACATCAAACGCTATCTACATAAGTGCTGGTGCAAATGCAGAGTTAAGCACCGACACTGTAATGACATCTGCTGGTCTTAGAGCAAGATTAGCTACCTCTGAGATACAGTCTGCATTTACAAAAGCCTCAAATGGTATTATGATAAGGTCAGGTGTTGCTACTAAAGATTTCAACTTTACTCAAGATACATTTGGAGAGTTGTTATTTGAAGATATAAATGCAGGAGCAAACCCAGAGATTTATACAGCCATTACACCAAGTGGCACAGAGACATGGACAACAGTAACTCCGTCTGGGTCAGAAATATGGACAGAGATAGAGGTAGAATGAGGTAACTATGGCAAGTACATACACAGCAAACACAGGCATAGAGAAAATAGGTTCTGGTGAACAAGCGGGAACCTGGGGAACAACAACCAATACAAACTTCGATATTATCGATGATGCATTGAATGGCGTTCTTACATTAACTATATCTGGAAATACAACATTAACTACAGATGATGGAAGTGTTTCAAATGGACATCACAAAGTATTACTACTATCTGGTAATCCTTCTAGTGCTTTCAATTTAACTATAAATCCCAATGATCAACAAAAATGGTATTTTATAAGTAATAACACTGCACAAACTGCCACTATATTACAGGGCGGTGGTTCGGGAACCACGGTTAGTATGGCAGCTTCTACAGTAGCTATTGTATATGCTGACGGAACAGGCTCAAACGCTAATGTAGCTAGACTAGATCCTACTATAGTAGACGATGCAGTGACCACGGCTAAGATTGCAGATAGTGCCGTGACCACGGCTAAGATTGCAAACAGTAATGTGACACTCGCTAAGATGGCAGCTAACTCAATAGATAGTGATCAATATGTAGACGGTTCTATTGACGCTGTTCATCTTGCAACTGATTCAGTGACGACTGCTAAAATAGTAGATAGTAACGTAACGACTGCTAAAATAGCATCTAGTGCAGTAACGACTGCTAAGATTGCAAATAGTAATATAACACTTGCAAAAATGGCAATTAACTCGATTGACAGTGCTCAATATGTAAATGGTTCTATTGACGCTGTTCATCTTGCCTCTAATTCTGTAACAACTATTAAAATAGCAGATGACGCTGTAACAAGTGCTAAATTAGATACAAACATAGCGATAGCTGGAACACTTGGTGTTACAGGCACAACGACTTTAGGAACTTTAAATGCAACAACCGTGGATTTAGGGGACTATACTATTACTGAAGCGGCTGGAACTTTAAGAATAGCTTATCAAGGAACAAATAAATTTAAATTAGATAGCAGTGGTAATTTAACTGTTACTGGAAATATTACAGCTTTCGGATCAATCTAATGGCGATAACTGGTTCTGGAACAATAAGTCTTTCAGACATTCGGGATGAATTTAGTCCTGGCAGTAATACACCTGTTTCTTTTGATGATTATTACAGAGGCGGAACCAAAGTAAGATCTAATGCGGGAAATAATACGGCTACAAACTTAGCTGCTAATGTTCCCACAAGTGGTGCTATTAGCTTAAATAGTTTTTATTCTCAAGCTAGAGGGTGGCAAAAAACCTTTTCGTCTAATGCAACACAGCAATCAGGATCAGGTATTTTTGGTAATGATTATAGTGTTGACTATCCAAAATATATTGTAATAAATTCTGGCGTAACTGTTTACAGTACGTCTACTAGTTCTCCCGCTTTGGATTTAGCTTCTGGTGGTGCTGGAAGTATAACTGTGACTAATAATGGTAATATATATGGTCAAGGTGGTGCAGCAGGATCTAATGGTGGAACAGCTTTAAAAGCAGATGTAACAACTACTCTTGTTAATAATAGTGGTGCTAACATCAAAGGTGGTGGCGGTGGTGGAGGCACTGGAGGAACAGGTGGTAAAGGTGTTTACACTGCTAATGCTACGTTTTCTGACTTGGTGGACGAAGGTGGTGGTGGAACCTCTACGCCACAAAACAATTCTCCTAGTTGGTTTACAGTTTATGGTGCTTCAGGGAATAATTTAGACGGAGTTGGAGTTGTCGGTGACAGATTGTGGGGAGGTATTGGAGCACAATTTAGTAGAGGAATAAATCCAGCACAATTTGATTTAAATTCTCTTGGCGGAGCAGGAACAGGTCTTTCTGGTAATTGTGCCAATAGAGGTCCTATTTATTTTTCCGCAAAAACAAACACCACTGGAGTTTATACTGTATCTGCTGGTATTAGTAGTGATTATGGAAGTGGATATGGAACACCTACTATTTCTGTAAGCGAAAGCACCTCAAGTGCTGGAACATCTGTTTCTAATAGTGGTACAGCAGGTATAAATGCATCAACTAAAACTTATTTTACTGTTTATGGAACTACTGCTCATCAAGGAACTCAATCACCTAATTTTTATTATAACTCATTAAGCGGATCTGTTTCTGGTACATGTTTAGCTACTCAAGCAGGAGCTGCAGGTGGGGTAGGTGGTGTTGGTGAAGGATTCACACAATCAGCAACTTCTGGTTCTGTTGGCAGCTCTGGCTCTAATAATGCTGGTAACGGAGGCAATGGTAGAGCAGGTGGAGCTTTAGGTGCCAATGGTACTACTGGAGACACGGGTCTCAATGGTTCAGGAACAAGTGTTACTTTTCCAGCAACTGCACCAACAAATGGAACAGCAGGTTCGCCTGGAGGATTAGCAGGTTACTATATACAAGGAGACAGTAATGTTACAAGAACTGGCTCTGGAACAGTAGCAGGGAGAACAGTCTAATGCCTATAACTAAGTTAAAATTTAAACCTGGTATTATATCTGACATAACATCTGAAAGTAATGAAGGTGGCTATATTGATGGTGATAAAGTAAGGTTTAGGTTTGGTTTTCCAGAAAAGATAGGAGGCTGGACTAAATACACAACAGAAACATTTCAAGGTTCGGCAAGACGTTTACATAACTGGGTAACATTAGATGGAGCCGATCTTCTAGGTATAGGCACACAATTAAAATATTATATTGAAGAAGGTGAAGGCTTTAATGATATCACACCTATTAGAGCTACAACCAGTGCAGGGGATGTAACTTTTTCAGCTACAAATGGTTCAACAACCATAACTGTTTCAGACCCAGCACACGGTGCTAATGAAAATGATTTTGTAACTTTTTCTGGTGCGACTAGTTTAGGAGGCAATATAACAGCCGCTGTTTTGAATAAAGAATATCAGATCGCATCTATTATTAGTTCTAACAGCTATACAATCACCTCTTCTATTGCAGCCAATGCTTCTGATACAGGTAATGGTGGTGCTAGTGTTGTTGGAGCTTATCAGTTAAACACAGGTCTAGATGTGACCGTAGGTGGTACTGGTTGGGGTGCAGGACAATGGAGTGGTACAACTAGTGGTGCTTTGGCTACAACTTTGAACGAAACTCTCGATAACTCCGATACAAGTGTTGATGTTGTTGATGAGACAGGTATGACTACAGAAGGCGATGTTGTTTTAATTGATAACGAGTTAATGCTTATCACGGCTTCTGCTGATGATAATACAATGACAGTGACCCGTGGACATAGTGGCACAACAGCAGCATCACATGCCAATGGATCATTGGTTAGATTAGCCACAGGTAATACTCTTGCTACAGATGACTTTGTAGGATGGGGTAGTGCAGCATCGATCACGGTTCCCGGTGCACAGATCAGATTGTGGTCACATGATAACTTTGGTGAAGATTTAATAATTAATCCAAGAGATGGTGCTATTTATTATTGGGATAGAACAAATGGTTTAAGTACGAGAGCAGTAAAGTTAAATTCTCTTGCTGGTACAAAAACAAGTGTCCCACAAAGAGCTAAACAAGTTCTTGTTTCCGACCAAGATAGGCACGTTATTGCTTTTGGGTGTGATAATTTTGGTTCTAGTGATACGGCTGCAGATGGGGATGGTGTTCAAGATCCATTGTTGATTAGGTTCTCGTCTCAAGAAAACCCTCTTGAGTGGTTTCCAACTGCCACAAATACAGCAGGTGATCTTAGACTTGGTGGTGGATCGACCTTTGTTCAAGCTGTTGAAACAAGACAACAGTTACTTGTTTTTACAAATAAAACATTACACGCCATGAAATTTATAGGTCCTCCATTTACTTTTGGTTTACAAGAATTGTCAAAGAACATAACCATTATGAGTCCTTCTTCTGCTGTTGCGGTAGAGGATGCTGTTTACTGGATGGGTGTTGATACTTTTTATGTAACCAATGGTGGACAAACTGTACAACTACCTTGTACTGTTAAAGATAAAGTCTTTTTAGATTTTAATTTTGAAGAACGAGATAAGGTTCATGTAGGTGTTAATTCTGAGTTTAGTGAACTTTTATGGTTTTATCCAACAGCAAGTAGTTCAGAAATAGATTCTTATGTTGCTTATAATTACACAGACAAAGTGTGGTATCATGGAACAATGGCTCGACAAGCATGGCTTGATAGAGGTATTAGAACTTTACCTGTAGCCACTGGGGGTCAATATCTATATAATCATGAAACAGGCTATGATGATGATGGATCTGCCATGACTTCATTTATTGAATCTGCACCAATAGATATAGGTGATGGTGATAAATATGTTTCTTTAAGAGAGGTTGTACCTGATATAACTTTTAATGGATCAACAAGTTTAAATCCAGATGTAGATTTTACAATAAAGACTAAAAACTTTCCAGGAGCAAACTTTGCACAAACTGAATCTGGTAACACACAAAGATCCTCAACTAGTCCCGTGGAACAGTTTACAGAAAAATTAAACTATCGTTTACGAGGCAGGTCTTTTGCTTTACGAATTGATTCGACATCGTTAGGAACTAAATATAAACTTGGTACACCAAGGGTAGATATAAGAGAGGATGGAAGACGATAATGTTAGTAACCAGTATTCCTCAATATATTCAAGGTCTAACAAATGCAAAGCTTGTATTAACAACAACGGATGCGACAGTTCTATATACGGCACCTAGTGGAGCAGAATCAAATTCTTCTGTTATTAACTCAATCATAGTTCATGAACATAGTAATAATAGTGACACTGTAAGAGTATTTATAACAGATATTAATGGTAATGTTTTTGAAATGTTTGATAAAACTGTTGCGGGACATGGGACAGTAGAGCTTTTAACAAGAGATTTAGTGCTTCAAGCTGGAGAATCAATATCTTTTCAAGCAGGAACGGCTAATAGGATTCATATTGTAGCTAGTATACAAGAGCTAATTAAGACTAGAATCACAACAAGTGCGTTATCGCAGATATAGGATTGAATAAACAACAATAAATTGGTATTATAAGCTATGGGTATATTTAAAAGCATCACTAAAGTTTTAAAGAAAGCAGCACCAATTATTGGTGGTACTATTGGTTTTGCAGTTGGAGGACCATTAGGAGCCTCAATAGGATCGGGTATTGGATCATTAGCTGGTGGTAGAAGTGTAGAAGAAGCATTATTAAATGCTGGATTAGCATATGGTGTAGGATCATTCGCAAAAGGTGCTGGCTTTGGTCCGCAAGGTACAAGTGCTGGTACTTATGGGGCTTCAACAGGAGCTTCAAACGTAGCTAATGTTAGTGGGCCAGAAATAATGAGTAGTGTAAAAACAACAGCACCAGTATCTCAAATTTCTTCATCTATTCCTACTACAGCTTCAAAGGCTATAAGCAGTGTCTTTGATTTTGCAAAAGAGAACCCTCTATTAACTGCTGGTGGTGTAGGTACATTACTCGCAGGATCTATGGAGGAGCAACAACCGAGTAGTATTAAAATGCAACCTTATCCAGTAGGTAAAACTAGGTTAGGTACTGGACGAATTGGTAATAAACTGTATAATTTAGATGATCCAAATGAGCGTAGACAATATTTTGAAGATAACAGAAAAAGACAAGGTGCAGAAGATATAGAACCTATATTACAACGTAGACGATTGGGTGGTATAGCTGATTTTAAAAGATTGAATAATTTTGAACTAGGACTTGTCAGAGACAGAGACGATTTTACAGAGGAAGAAAAAAGAATGGCTATAGGCATTTTGGCTACACGCCCAAAATTATCTCCTCGTGCATCTTTTGGTGATGTACCTGATGGTATGATGACTGGCGGAGAAGTAAAAGGCCCTGGAACAGGAACCAGTGATTCAGTTCCTGCAAGATTATCAGACGGAGAATTTGTGGTAACAGCAAAGGCTGTCCGTGGTGCAGGTGGCGGAGACAGAGATGTCGGTGCTGCAAGAATGTATGACATGATGTCACAATTAGAAAGGGTTGCGTGATGGCAGATCCACAAGAAGTCAAACAAGAACAAATTGTAAGGTTAGCACCTTTTCAAGAAGAATATTTAGCCGATATATTTGCAAGTGCAAAAGCACTTACTGGTGAAGGCTCACAAATGCCTTTTTCTGCACAACAGTTAGCAGACTTATCCCCAGCACAACAACAAGCTATTACAAGTGCAATGGGTGGAATTGGAGGTTTTCAACCTTATGTGCAACAAGGTGCTGAAGCTTTAGGTCAAGGTATCGGGGCTGTGGGCACTGGTCTTGGAACTATAGGTAGTGCATTAGGTCAGTTACCAGAAGCACAACAAGGATACAGACAACAACAACAAGCTATGTTGGATGCTCAAAGATTAGGACAACAAGGTATTGGACAAGCACAACAAATGACAGCTGGTGCCAGTTATGATTTTGATCCTACCTCTTATAGAGAGTTCATGGATCCGTACATGGAAGATATAGTTCAGCAACAATACGCAGACATTGCAGAACAAGGGGATATTGCAAAAAATAAAGCATCAGCACAAGCTATCGGTGCAGGAGCCTTTGGTGGTTCCAGAGGAGCTATTGAGCAAGCTGCTATCAATCAAAATGTATTGGAGCAACAAGCCAGAACTGGATCACAATTAAGATCAGCTGGGTTTCAACAAGCACAAAATCTTGCACAACAAGCAGCATCAAGACAAGCTCAACAACAACTGGCACAAGCTGGGCAGTTTGGTCAACAAGCTGGTCAAGCAGGG